CCATTATGTACCATAATGTCAACTTCACTAAATTCTGGGTTGTACCATAATTGTCCATCAGCTGGTTCATTTTCTGGATTATTTGAACTTGCTTTAAAGTCTGCTGCTGCAAGTGGTTGCCAGTTAGAAGCAACATAATCTTCATCTGCACCTGATGGAGCAGTGTAGAAGTTAGATGTTCCAATTAAAGTATTAATACTAAATGGTGTAAACACTCCACCGATTGGTGTGTTTGTACCGTCAGTAATTCTAAAGTCGCCGCCTAAGTTGTGTGAAATAACAACTTCGTTGTCAGCTGTAATAGAAGCTTGAATGTTTGTAAATCCTGCGGAGTTAACAGCATTTGCCATTAATTCAGCATCATCTGCATTACCAGCAGCAGTAAAGGATACTTCAACACCTGCGTTTAGTGTTGCTGAAGTTTTTACTGATTCAGCAATTGTAAAAGTGTTTGATCCTACTGTAAATGAGCTACTTGTAATTTCATCTGAAGTAATTGATGTTGCTTCAGTTGCATTACGTCTCCACACTCTAAACGTTGCTGTTGCAGGAGTTGTATCATTGTTGCTGTTTTCGTTTGCATTTGATTGTACAAACAATGTATCAGCTGCAATGTTAACACCGCCACCGCTTCTATCTAATGTGTAAGTTGCTGTGCTACCGTTAGCATAAATCGGAGCATCAACTGCGCCCCATGATTTAGTAGCACTTGACCACTGATATGCTCTCCATCTTGCACCATTGTTAGGTTCTGTAGTTTTAATCCATACAGAGCCTGTTGGGCGTGGTTCGCTATCATCTACTTTCCATTCTGGAACAGATGTGTGTGCTGACTGTTGCAATGCTGGACCATAGTATGTTGCTTTTGCAATACCTAGTGCATCAAAGTCCATGTTTGGTAAAGTATTACCGTCACCAATAACAATTGCATTAGCAAGTGAACTATCACCTACTGCATCGTCTAATGTGCCATCGCTGTAAAGATAAAGTTTACCGCTAACGTTTCTAGCAACAACACCTTGTGTTGCTGTAATAGCACCGTTAATTGCTGTAACTAAGTCATCTAATGTACCTGTTACTTCAAAGTCTGTTCCGTTAATTGTAAAGTGGCCTGATGTTGCTGTAAATGTTGAGCCTTGTACTGTTGGATTACTAGCAGTCCAATCGTTACTACCTACTAATACCCAACTTCCTGAAGTTACTGTTGAACCGTTACCAGATGATTTATAGTAAATTCTAGCTGTTTCTTTTGAAGCAGTAAATGATCCACTTCCGTCAACAGTTTCAAAAACTACTGCATATTCGCCGATTGCACCAACTGACCCTTTTGGCACTCCGTTGTCAATTTTGGTTGTATCGTCATCTGTTAAAACTATTGGTGTTTTTGCAGCAAACTTTTGTCCACCGCTTGTTGTTACTGCTGCACCGTTCCATTCTTGAATACCGAATGTAGTGCCTCTAGTATCAATCCACCAAGTTCCATTGTCAGGATCCGCTCCCGGAGCCTCTGATGTACCTGCTAGTTGTGATAAGTCTACATCGGCTCTAGTTACAAACGCTGCGTTAGAAACACCTAGCAAACTATATGCTGCTAGAAGTCCGTATTCATTTAATTCGCTACCGTGAATCGGTGTATTACTTGCTGTCTTTTCAAAGTTTGGTACTCCAAAAAGATCTACTAATTCTTTCTGTGAAGTTACTTTAAATGCTGATCCAGCATTTGCTTTAGTTGTTGCCGCTGCTGTGCCTGTGCCTGCGGCGTTTTGTTTATCTTGTGCAGTTGCTACAATAATAAGTGGAGTTGTCCCTGGTTCTGCCGGGGTATAAAAACTCTCATCAATTACCGTAACTTCTACTCCTGGTGATTGTAGTGCCATTCTAATCTCTCCTGGTAATGTTAAAAGTTCATTACGTAACTTATGCTAATGTATTTAGCGTAATCTTTTAAAAATGGTGCTTTAAGGTGCATATATAAAGGGATTGAAAAGGTGTAAATAACATTATGAGACCACTATGTAAAGGGTGCAATAAACGCCCACGTGCAGTTAATTATAAGAAAGGTACTAAAACGTACTATCGCAAACTATGCGAAGGATGTTTAAAGTACGGCACTAACTATGGTATCACTATGTGGGAACAGTCAGGGTACAAGAAGAAGAAATCTTGCGACAAGTGCGGTTTTAAATCAACACACGATGACATATTCAAGGTATTCCATGTAGATGGAAACTTGAACAATTGTAGACCAACTAATTTAAAAACAGTGTGCTCGAACTGTGCTGTAATAATATCAAAAGAAAATGTTACTTGGAAGCAAGGGGATCTTGTAGCAGATTTTTAACCTTATCGTACATCTCTTGAATAGTTCCGTCATTGTCTATTTCATGATCAAACTCAGTACCTACCCAAGCCCATTCTGAAGCATGGATTCCGAGTTGCTTCATAGCATTCATTGAAACATTAATACCAGCATTCGCTCTTTTAGCATCTTCGTACCAAGGAGGAAGATCACCTCTTTTAACCCAAATTATAGTGCCGCCGGCTTGTTTAATACTCTTAATTTCGTTAGGAAATCTACAGTCGGAGATTACAATGTTATCTTCGCTTTTTCGTAATTTGTTTTCTAAACTAGCAATCCAAATATCATCATGAAAGTTTTTACGTGCTACTTCTGTACCCCAATACTGCAATACCCATCTCGGTGTAAGTGTAGGCATATGTAATCTATCTGCCCACCATTTGTCTACCTTTTCACGCCAAGCTCTTGCTTCTTTTGAACGTCCTTCTAATAGATCTCTATCCCAACCAAATACAGCCGCCACTGCATCTTTAAGAGTATTGGCATAGCTCTCTCGTCTAAACTCGTGGAAATTAACAAGATAGTCCGCAACTGTATCTTTGCCAGAACCGATAAATCCACAAACACCGATAATCATAATAAAACTCTCCTTAGTATGAGTATTATTATAACTGCTTATTTGCTAAATGTCAAGTGTTAATAATAAGGTTTTGGCTGACCAGCTTTGCCCGTATTGAGTTTACGAGCCAATACACTTGCTGTATTGATTGCTTTTGTACGCTGTTGACGTCTTGCTTGTGTAGGTGCTGTTCTAGCACGAGTACGCTTCATACGTTGTGCTTTAGCAACATCGTATTGCTGTACACATTTGGAAGGATGACTTACTTGTCTACCTGCTCTTGGTCCTGTTGAACAACGAAAACGCAGTTTGGTTTGTCCGCCACGCTGATTGTGTTTACCAACACCCCAAACCATTTTAGCGACTTCGGTGTACATTTGTTCATGTTCTTCTGTGATGAAATCTGATGCTTTCATTATCCAATAATCCAACTGTATCCTTGGCCGCCTGGAACTTGTGTTACCAATTCGGCTGTTAATCTATCAATATCTGCAAATCCTTCTTGTTTCATAGAAGCACCATTAAGAGCTGTGCCTCCTTGTGGACCTGCAATACTTGCAAACTTTTCTCTTGCTTGTCCTAACATAACTTTACAGTTTGCAAGAGTATAATCTCTAACCCACTGACTTGCATATACATCTTGTAAAATAACAAAGTCGGGTTTATTGTTGTAGCACCAAAGCAATACATTTTCATCTGCTCTCGGTCTCTGCATAATTGTTAATTTTTTGCTTTGCGGATGCCATGTAAAGTTGATAAATGAACCAAACATCTTTCCAACAAGTTCTTGATATTGTGCAAACAATTCATATGTTGCTAGTCCGCCCATATTAGTGGAACTTAACAAATAGGTATTTGTGTAAGCGAGGTTAAATGGTTCAAACACTGTACCACCGGTTCCGCCGCCTGTGCGTGACCCTACAGATCTTCTATAAATCTGTCTAACTTGCTGTATTTCGTCTGGTAAGATATATTCGTTTTTGTCTACTTCTAATGCAAGAGTAATATAACTTTCTTCGACAGCATTGTCGGATCTTTGCTTAAAAACTCCAAGTGCTTTAGATAATGCAGTTTCGTAGTGTATAGGATCGAGCTCAACGTCGATCATGCCATCGCCGAGAAACGCTTTACAATAATCAAAAACTTTCTGTTTTTCTTGTTCAATTTGGCTCATATAACTATTTATGCCTTAAGCTAGAAACGGTAAATAAGTATACTATGCCAAGATTAAGTTTATATCGTCCAGAAAAGGGCAAAGATTACAGTTTCATTGACAAAACTATTTGGGAAATGTTCCAGGTGGGTGGTACTGATATCTACCTACACAAATACCTAGGGTCAGGTGCTGCAATACAGGGTGATACACCTAGTACACCTGCATATTCTACTTTAGATCCTACGAATATACAAGATATGCTATTTCTGGAAAACAGAGACAGAAAATATGACTCTGATGTCCATGTTATGCGTGGTGTTTACAATGTTCAAGATATAGATTTCAATCTTAGTCAATTTGGTTTATTTCTACAAAACGATGTATTGTTTATTACCTTTCATATTAACGATACTATTGAGCGTTTAGGAAGAAGAATTATATCAGGCGATGTTATAGAATTGCCTCACTTAAAAGATTACAATGCAACAAACAATTTACAATTTGCTTTAAAAAGATTTTATGTTGTAGAAGATGTTAACAGAGCAGCAGAAGGTTTTTCAGTAACTTGGTATCCTCATTTATATCGTGCAAAATGTAAACCACTAGTTGATTCACAAGAATTCAAAGATATACTTGATCAAATTGCTAATCAAGAAGGTTTCAAAGGCGAGTTCAATCAAGGCAACACATACTATCCGGGAGATGTTGTTTCATATAACAATGAGAAGTACGAAGCAACTTGCGAGACAACAGATGCTCCTCCAGGAGAATGTTGGAAACTTGCTGACACACTTAAAGACATCATGTCTACATACGAAAAAGAAATGCAAATTACACAGGCAGTTCTTGATCAAGCAGAAGCCGATACACCTCAAAGTGGATATGATACAACTAAACTGTTTACGCTACAAAGAACAGAAGATGGCAAACCTGAATTAGTATCAGCAGATGATACTATTAATGATGCAGATATTGATACAATCACTGCTGATACGGTATATGCTAATGCTGAAGCTAATGGATATGCAGGTTACATACTAGGCGACGGACTTCCACCTAATGGTGCTCCGTTTACACAAGGCATAGCGTTCCCATTGGGAGCATCAGAAGGGCAGTATCATCTTAGAACTGATTATAAACCAACAAGATTGTTTATCTATAGAAAAAATAGATGGGCTAAAGTAGAGGATGATGTGAGAACAAATATTACAAATCTAAGTGACAACGATGTTGCAGTAGGTGCTGACTTCGCAGGAAAAGTTACTAGAGAAACACAAAAAACTTCGTTTATTAATAACAACAACGAACAGGTCATCGACGGACAAACTGTTAAAGAAAAACAAAGTCTATCTAAAGCACTTAGACCGGAGGCAGATAATTAATGCGTATTGAAGAAATATTTGGTTTTACAACTAGTCGTCCAAAAAAAGTTTCGATAAAAAGACGTCCACAAAAAGACGATGACGAACCTCTTGCAATTAAATTACAGCAAAGAAGAGCCGCTGCGGCAAAAGGTGATAAAACAGCGTTTACACACGATTTCAAAAAGGCAAGTAAGTAATGGATTTTTTCTACGACGGACAGCTTAGAAGATACGTAACACAGTTTATGAGAATATTCATAGGCTTTAAGTATCAAGCCGGTAATGGTGATCAACAGACTATTCCTGTTATGTATGGTGATCTAACAAGACAGGTAGCAAATATTATCCGTGAAAATTCAGAAAACAAAATGCCTACAGTTCCAAGAATGGCTTGTTATATTACAGGCCTAACTATGGACACAACAAGATTAACTGATCCCACTTTTGTTAGTAAGGTAAACATACGTGAAAGAAAATATACAGTAGACGAAAGTGGAAATAGAACTTATACAGGTGCACCAGGTAAAAACGTAACAGTTGAAAG